TGCACGGCCAGTCCCTTGGTCTTGTACATGTAGCCGACGACCGAGGAACCGCTGAACGCATCGACCGCGCTCTTGGCCGCTTCCGGCGTGGCCTTCCAAATCCAGTCGATCAGCTTCTGTTTCGAGCCGATGTAGTTGGTGATATACTTGGGCCGCTCTTCGTCGCGGGCGCGGGCCGCAAGACCGTCATGGGCCAGAAGCTCCGAAAGCTCGGCTTCGGTCTCGATCAGGAAGTTCAACTTGTCGGCGTCAGTCTGGAACATCCAAACTCCTAAAAAGAAAACGGCCCCGAACAAGCGCAATCGAGAATCTCTCGACTGCCTCTCGTCCGGGGCCGCTGGTTCTTCCAACTAACCCTGGCTCTTGCTATGTCGCTTCCCCCGGCCGCCGAGGGCTTCGGCTAACCGGAAGAGGTCTACGGTTTATCAACCGTACAGCCGCATTGTTTCACGCCGCCGGGATTCGTGCAACGTGACATGTTTTCCTTCACCATGTCACCCCATGCGGGGTCGCACCTCGGGCGGCGGAAAGTCCAGATTCTCGACCCGCTGCGAGGTCTCCGTCTTGATCGTATCAACTTGACCGTTCTGAAACACCAGGATCACCCGGCCAAAGAAGCGCTTCTCCGCCAGCATCGCCAGGTAGGCCGCCACCTTTTCGATATCCTCCGGCTTCATGCTTCCTCCCGCGAGATGAAGGCCGAGAGCGCACAACGGCATCGAACGTGTTTGGGAGGGCCTGGCGCGTCCTCGATCTTGAATACTCGCCCGTCCAGCGGCGCGCACTCCGGGCAGGTGCGTTCGTCGTGGGCGGTGATCCACTTGACCTTCCGGACCCCTACCAAGCGGTAGAAGACCTTGCGCCCCTCGTTGTGGGCGCGAAGGGTTTCTGTTCTGGCGATGAGAGTGGCCCGTTGCTGCGCCGTCTTGAAGACCGTCTTTCCCGCCGTCTTGAACGCTTCCGGGTCTTCGACGACACGCCCGATGTCCCGCGCGACCTCCGGAATGGACTTCCCCTCCAGCACCCCTTGCGTGATCGTCCGCTTGATCCCGGCGGCCAGCTCTGTCGAGACATCGCCAAGCAACTGCAACTCGTAGTTGGCCAGGAAGTCCACCGCCGACCGGTCGATGGTCGAGAAGGTCCGGGTGATCATGGTCTTCCGCTCGATCTCGGAGAGGTCCTTGAAGTCCGGGGGTTGCATGGCTTCGAGTTGCCCGATCCCGTCGTCGATCCCCAACTGCATCGATCCTTCCGCGTGGGCGCGCAGGCCGACCTTCCAGTTGGCTTGCAACTCGACCGCGATCCCGTCGATCTCCTTCTCCAGGTCTTTCAGGATCGCCAGACGCATCTCCTGCCACGGCTTCAAGGCCGCCTGCTCCTCGAAGCGCCTGATTTGTTTCGCCACGTCGTCGGAAGCCGCCTTGAGCGCCTTGTTCAGGTCGGCGGCGTGGCCGTCGGCGTAGCGGTCCCGGCGCTTCGCCGCCTCCAGTACCGCCTTGCGGATACGTTCCGCCTGGCTCGGTTTACTTGCCGCGTGTGTGTCGCGCATAGATTCTCTCCACGTCCTTGCGAGCGGATTCTTCCCTGGCGGCGGCGACCGGCTTCTTCAAACCCAATCGCTCCCGCGCCTCCTCTACCGTCAGCACCTCCAGCGCCACGAGCTGGGTCAGTTCCTGGACCGACCAGTTCGTGTCCACCGTGATCGACTCCTTCTTGCGTCCCTCGTCCTCCACGTCCGGTGACAGCCCCATTTTCTGCTGCAAGGTGCTCTTGGAAATCAGGCCCCGGTCGTACAGGTCAAGCAGCAGCCGCTTCTGATCCACCTCGCTCGTGAGGTCAAGATCGGAGAACTGGTAGTGCAGTCCCTGCTCTTCGTAGCCCTTGCGTTCCTTCCACTCCTCGAATACCCAGTCCAGCAGCGTTCGCGCCGCCTCTTTGATTTCCTTCAACTGCACGACCATTTTCTGCATCGAGACAGATGCCGTGGCGAAGTTCGGGCCGTCGCCGGTGACGATGCTGCGTGCCATGCCCAGGGCCACGAGGATGTCTTCCTTGACCTCGCGGACCTTGCTCTCGGTGTTCAGCGAAATGCCCTCGGCCCCGTAGGTCTCCGCCCTCACGAAGAAGGGCACGACCAGGCCAGCCTCCATATCCATGTGATCCAACTCGTTGCGAATTTTCTCCAGCATCTTCTGGTCCGGCGTGATCAGCCGCCCGCCGAAGGCACCGCCCACCTGAATGAAGCGCATCGGCGTAGTCCAGCGTTTGGCGATGGCGCGTTCGGCGCGTCGGTAGTCGCGCAGCAGTTCAATGGCCTCGAATCCGGGCAGCACCATGCTGTTGCCGCGCCGCTCGAAGGGCGGGGCGTTCCAGCGCAACTGGATCATCTGGTCCAGAGCCAGGGGCACCGGATCAAGCACACCACCCTCGGGCGAGACCGGGTACTGGATTGCCTCGACCAGTTCGTCGATCTCGTAACGCAGCTTGACAGAGACGGGGTTAACGCAGATCACCCGCTCGATGTCGTCGCCCTGTTTCGCCCGGACGAAGTAGCCGATGCCGTCGCCCTTGACGAGAAGCTGGGTCACCATGTCCCGCACAAAGTTGTTGAGGCCGAGCCGCCAGTACAGTTCCATCGCCTCGGTCTGCACGTCCTCGTCGTCGCAGCGGATCGTGATTTCATCGCCCAGGGCGAAGGTGCGCCAGGCGTTGATCGCGTTGGCGACCAGAGGCTCCTCCTGGTAATACTCCCAGGCCTTGATAGCCCGCTCTTCCCATGTGGCCGGGATGGCGTCCTTGGCGACCAACCCCTTGAAGGCGGTGCCGATCAAGGCAGCCGCCGCGCCGAGTTCAGGCTCCGGCTTTTTGCCGGTCGCGCGGGGTGTTCTCTCCATCCGCTTGCTGCCATGTGTCTGGTTCTTTCCCATCGTTTCCTCCCTCAGTAGAATTTCCTGGTCAGCCGAACCGGCGTGACATCGATCTTGATCTCGACCGGGTCGTAGAGATCGTTCCGCTCCTGGGCGCGGCGCAGCAGGGCGCAGCGCAGGGCGTCGATGATGTGGTCGTTGCCCTTGCTGTAAATCACGCCGCGATCCGACAATGTGTAGGTCTGGGTGCAGAGTTGGTCCTCGATTTCGTGGTCGGCGTCGGGCAGCTTCAGCTTCTTCCCGTTCAGCGCCTCATTGATCAGCGCCGTCATCTGCTCCTTGACCCGCTTGGTGATCGGCCTGCCGTCCTTGTCCTCGCCAACGGCAATCGTCCCGCCGAAGTCGTAGCCCACGAGCCGCCCTGCGAAGTAGCGGTCCTGGTACTTGTCCAGGCCGAGCAGCTCCTGCACCACAGACATTCCGTTGCCGCCACGGTCCACGCCGATGCCGAGCGGTGAATAGAGCCGGTCGATCAAGGCGATGACCTCGGTAATGACGGGGTAGGCGACATGCTCGGCATGAACCCGCAAACGCAAGGTCAGAATGCCCGTGGCCGCCTCTTCCTCGAACAGCAGCAGTTCGGTCGGGTCGCTGGTGTAGCCCAGGTCGCCGCCGAGCCAGTAGACCCCGTGGCCGTTGCCCAGGTCGAGCACCTGCTCGATCCTTTGCCGGATCGACTCCTCCCCCTCGCAGCCCTCCAAATGTTCCCCGGTGATAACGCGCCTGCGGTAAGGGTCGATGTCGGTGAGCGCCGCCACGACCTGCGCCACGACGAACGCGCCGTAACTCGGCTTGCCGTGCTCGCCCGCCACCTCGTGTTGCCAACCTGCGGTGTCGCGCCCGCCGTAAAACTCCAGCAGGTCTTTCTCGCGGGCCTCGCTCCAGTCCGGCGCGGTCCAGGACGGCCAGTGGTACTGCGTCCACTCCTTGCTCTGGGTGATGCGGTAGTAGGTCGTGTCGCGCAAGCCGTTGGGCGTCGAGTACACCCGGAACACCCCGCCCGCGTTCAGGCATTGGCGCAAAGCGTTCCAGGCCTCATCGGGAAGCCAGGCCGCCTCGTCCACGAAGAGATAGTCCACATGCAACGACCGGAAGGCGCTGCCGCGATCCCCGGCGGGCCGGAAGTAGAGCTTGCAGTCGTTCGTGAACGTGGCCTCGAAGTAGGGCTGGCGCTTGATCTTCGGATTTCCCTTGGCGTTGCGGGCGAGCGAGGCGCGCAGGATGTCGGAGTGTTCGATCTGAAACTCCACCTCTTCGATGATCGTATCGAGGTGGCCCTGGTAAGGCGCGGCGATCAAAGCCGACTTTCCCGGATGACCGAAGGTGAACCATAAGGCGAGCGTCGCCAGGTCCACGGTCTTGCCCACGGCGCGGCCGTCCATGTGGACGACGCGGGGGGCAGTGCATTCCAGGTCCCTGGTCTGATAGTCGCGGTAGCGGCGCGGGCCTCCGTCGCGGTTCAAGAGAAACGCTTCGCCCCATTTCGCCGGGCTGGCGATGATCTCGATCAGAGCCGCCTCGTCCGGGCTGAGAGTCGTAGCTCCAAATCTGTCGTTTGATCTTCGGTTCATGTCGTCTCCGCCAAGAGAAACAGACGGTCCCGTAGGACCGCCGTGGGTTTGGGTTTCGTTGCCTAGTTTTCGCTCGCCGCAATCTCCCGGCGGAAGTCGGCCACCAGGCGCTGGACGTAGTCCGGCTTCTCTTCCAGGATGGTCGCGTAAACCTTCAGCTTGAAGGCGTGGAACCGGGCGTTCGGCAGGCCGATGGCATCGGCGGCGATGGCCACCACGTCCAGGATGTCGCCCTCGGTCATGTCGTCGAGACCCGTCCGTGCCGCCAGCTTCTTGCCGATCCGCTCCGCCGCCTGGGCTTCCTGCTTCGTCAGTTTCTTTTCCCGTTTCATCGCGTTCTCCCTTATTTCGCCTCTTCGATGGAACGGGAAAAGAAACTGACGAAGCAGGAAGC